ATGTGGCCCCTGGTAGGAGTTTACCTGCAGCTTTCTTAGCAGCTTCTTCTGCTACCTGCTTACCAGCAGTCTTAGCTAGTAACCTTATACCTTGAGCACTTGATAAAGCTCCCCCAGTAAGTGCCCCTTCTAATAATATAGCTCCTAGTCCACCCATACCTTGAGCTATACGTTCTGATACATCTGGTAACTCGTTACCTATTAAGTATTTATCCGTGAGTAGTGATGCTGCTCCATAGGATGCCATATCAATGAAACCCTTTACTGCATGGCGTACATCTCCACCAAATCCACCATATACGTTTCTAGGTTGCGGTGCATTCTTCCCTAACTTAATGCCATTCTTAACCAAGAATTCAGAAACTATATGAGGATCCATACCCTTTTTTAATGCAGCAGCAGCTAAACTTATTATCTCTTTACGGCTTCTCTTAGGCAACTACTATCCTCCTATTGTTCCATAGGTTGGAATAGGTGCTGCTCCTGGTGCTCCTCCAGTAAATGGATTCTGTATACCAGTAAATGAATTATTATTACCCAATATAGATGGAGCTCCAGTTCCAAATTGTTTTCCTTGTCCGAATAGAAGTTTTTCTACATTCAGATTTTTAAAGAATTCTGCTATCCATTTATTGAAATCAGCCATAGCGTCAGGAGGCAGAGAAGAGAACTGATCAAAAGGTCCACTATTGGTGAGTGCCTGTGCTAACCTACTGAAGTTTTCAGGATTTACACTCTGGTTACCGCCACCAACATTACCACTTCTAAGAAATGTTTCAATATCTAATCCAGTCTGTCCCTGAGGATCTATACCTGTCCCTGGTGCATCTCCATTATCACTCATATTACCAAAGAAGTTACTGAAATCTGTTCCAGGTATTGCCTTTGATACTTCACCTGCAAGTATGTCCATTATGAATGCATTCCTTACTGCTCCAGGTGCTTGCTTCTGAACATCAGTCATGTATCTCTCATTTTTACCTATAGTTAGGGCACTACTACCAACTATAGCAAGGTTATCTTTGAGTAGTTTCTCAAGGTCATCCTCATCAAGATCTATACCCTGTTGTTCTAGTACTTCCATTAATGCTATCTTGTCTTCTTCATTATATGCTGTAGGATCCTTTAAGAGGTTTTTAGCTCCCATCAGTCCCCATATCTTTATTGCAGATATACCTTGGGCCTTCTTAACCTTATCCCAACCGTAATCCTTAATATTCTTCTGTATATCCTTTGATAGTCCTGAGTTCTCTTTACGTAATGTACGGACTAGATCAGCCATCTTAGTTCCTTCTGTACCAGTTGAAGCTTGGAAGTTTATCAAAGCATTAAGTGCATTGTTCTTCTCACTTGATGCAACTTGTCTCTCTTGTAATCCAGCTTGTATGCCAAACTGCCTCTTACCCTCAGTAAAGGTTCTATCTGCATTCGTTTGGTTTTGGAATAATGCTTGTCCAGTCATTGCAGCCTGTAACGGGTTGGCAGATAGACTTAGTGCTTCTGCACCACCAGTCACTTGTCCTAGGAATCCTTCTTCTCCCTGCATATTACCAAACAATGATCTTAAATCATCCATCATCTTCTCTTCCTTCTTCTGAGTAGCTAAAGCTGTCTCTACAGCTTTTATATTAGTTTCTACCTGTTTACTGGATATCTTAGTATGTTCTACTGCAGCTCTACCAGAAGGAGTAAATAAGTCTGTTAATCTCTGAGCAGCAGGACCACCTAGTACCTGATTCCTCTGACCTGATAATTGCTGAAAGAAGTTGGTTAAAGCGTCTATTTGATTAGGCATTATCTACCACCTCTCTTGTTTTTCCATGCACCCTTTGCAAATCTTTCTGCTTCTTCTTTACTATTAAATGCGAATACTTCGTTCCTGCTTCTTGCAATTTGAATTGCATGATTTAAGTCTGTAGCGTTTATCCAATCTTTCGGATCAGATGATGAACTGTTTGGATTTTTTTGAAAGATTGTAGGTATAACATAATGTTTACCATCAGCTTCAAATGATGCGAACTTTACAGTACTAGTACTCCCGTCTGCATTTTTACGTGCCACACTACGAAGATTTCTAGCTTTATTTACCTGCTGATTAAAGACCTGATTTACTACAGGTTTACCGCTACCACCGAAACTCTTAGGACTGTTGCTTATCATTTCATTTATAGCTCCCAATTGCTCAGGACTTAAACTAGGTCCAAGACTTCCAGTGCCAGGTGAGTTTCTTAAGGCCTGTTGTATCTGTGATGAAGTCTGCCTATCAGGAGGTCCTATTGGATCAGTGAAATCTACAGCCCTATCTCCTATACTAGATTGTTCAACTCCCGATGTTTGTGAAAACTGAGGTGTTCCTTGTATGTCTGAATTAAATAAAGTACCAGATCTTACATTATTAGCATTAGGATCTCCCTGTTGATAGTAAGGTCCTGCTGATTGATTTTGATTACTGCCTGGTAAATTGGGATTAAAATTACGTTCAGGAGGAGGAAAGAACTCACCCTGAGGAACATTACGAATAGCATCTAATATTTGTTGTTCATTCAATCTACCGTTAGAAGGTTGTACGCCGCCTCCAACATTACTAGAAGGTCTGGGTTGATATGCTCTAGCTCTGTTAAGTCTGTATTCCTGTTGACCTTGTGACATTGCAGGACCAGAAGTAATATTATTGACATCTAAGCTTCTTATTAGTCTATCTGCATTAGCCAATGCTTTCTGGGCAGATAAGTGTCCACCTCCAGCATTAGAATTTGCTGTTGAAAGACCTCCAGGAGTAAACCCTGCTGTTGTAGATTGGGAGTTCCTTCTAGCTTCTGTAGCTCCTTGACTACGGGAACTACCTTGTATGGCAGATGTTAGGTCAATCCCTGCTTTACCTAAACCAAGTATATCCCTTAGGAAGTCCTGTTGTTCTCTCTGCAATGCTCTAGAACCTATGAAGCCACCTACAGAACCAATAGTATCAAATACAGCTCCCAATCTAGCATTATCTGCTGCCCTACTTGCATTCTCAGATTGAAAACTATTTATATTATTCTGTACTGCTAAGTTCTCCCTTGCATTGATAGATCGTTGTCGTTGTTCTGCTTCCAGTCCTGAGAGATTACCTCTTTCTATATTCGTATTTCTATTAACTGTCTCATTCAATGCTTTGATTATACCAGGTCCTCTGAATCCTCTCGCAGCTGCACCACCAGCAGATCTCCTTGAATCCTGTACATTACGTCTAGTGATAGCAGCTCTCTGAGGAGCAAATATATTCTGTATGCTAGCCTCTATTGCAGGATCTGAACTATAATTAAACTCATGTGGTTTGAATTTAGCAGGTCTCTTATTGAATAGACCGCCTATCGCACCCATTCCACTCAATACCAATCCTATTTCAGCACCTGTAAAACCCTTTACCATATTACCAAGTGTCATCTTAAGTAATATGTCTACAAATCTTAACACAATATCACCTTACCTTGTAGTATCTAATACAGCTATATTGCTGTTTAATGTCTTAAAGTTATCGCTTATCCAATCTATTGTTCTCTGCAAATTCTTTGCAGTAATATCCGTACTATCTTTGAATGCTACTGGAGGTGAGGGACTGATACCTATAGTATCGTCTGCAACTACACCTACAGCTATTCCCATAAAGAAACCTACAGCTATACCATAGAGAGTTCCTTTACTGAAAATCGTTACTTCTTTCCCGAATATCATACATTATCTCCACACTACTTATTTCTAGTGAATCACATTCTGATGTGATCTTAAAATGACAGTCTGTTCCTATTGCAAAAGGAGGAAGCCATAATAGCTTAGTTTGTTCCCCACTGCCTGTAAAGTTAACATACTGAGAATCAGCAGTAGTAACCGTATCATCCTCAGCATAGAAGTAGAACTTTAACGTTGTATCTGGTCCTGTACCAGTATTAAACCTCAGGGCTACTTTCATGAATTCCTTATCTGTAAAATCTGTACCCATATTATATCTGGGTGATTCTATAGTATATGTAGTGGTATCTTTCATATTATATATTGAATCCTCTCCGAGCACACCACTGGGGTATTTGATAGAATACGCCCCATCTCCATCTTTTCCAAGTATATATACTGTATCAGTTAATGAGTTTACTACATCAACTATGTTATTGACATTACCAATGGTATGTTTTTTCCAGAAACCAGATAATACATTATACATGAATATAGTACCATTACCGAATAACCAGTATTCTTCTTCAGCTTCATTATACCAACCCAATAGTTCTTCAGGATCATCTTTCCAAAATGTCATACCATAGTCTATTCTTGTCACACTTAACCCGTTCATTTTATATATCCCATTCTTTCCAACAAACAATACCATGTCTTTTGCCATAACAAGAGATCTGTGATTAATACATCCTGGTCCACGTTCAAGTAATTGTACCGCAGAACCCTCTATAGGCTCTGCTAGCGATATAATATATATTTCCTCTTCTTTAAATACATACAGTCTTCCTAGTAAACCAGCTAATGCCGTAATAGGTTGCCAATCTTCTCCTATACGAAAGAAATTCAATTCTCCAAAACTGTCTGGGGCATACGAAGGAGGAATTGTTCCTGTCTGTTGCGAACACCAATAAATCCTATTCTTATAAGTTCTACCATTAGTACTTGTGAAACCATCATGTCTATATACATCTGCTACAAAACGTCGTTCATTTACAAATATGGATAATCCTGCATTTAATTTATCATTTGCGGAATAGTGCCCTATTCTATCATGATATTGCGGCTGAGTAATTAAATCTACATCTGGAATAGAGTCTATGAAATAATATTCGTAATCCGTAGCTTTATCGTACCATGCTGTATCCGATATTGATACGGAGTTTACAAGATAAAAGTCTGCATCAGCATAATTTACTACTGGAACCGTATCTCCTCTCGTCACAGCTCTATATATATTTATCCCAGTTACCCTTTTATTGAGTTCGGCCAACGAATTAAATATAGTATCATTTGCGGTAAGAAAACTATTGTCTATTTCTATGGTAAATCCTATAGGACCATATAAACTATCTAGGTCAACTAGTTGTTGTGTATAAACACTGTCTTGCTGGTTTCTCCAAAAAGTAGTTTCCTGATAACCATCATAAGTATATGTAGCTCTATAAATTGGAGCACGTATAATTGTACCGTCCCAGTCAATAGAGTACAGTGAAAACAAAAATTGGTTAACTTCATCATGGTTATTAACCAAATGCTGAGAAGACTTATATCTCATACGTAAGCTATCTTCATCGAAGAAACTCTGATCTATAATGCCATACCAGAGATTATCGAATGCATCATCAGTTGTTTTTCTAGAAGAACTGAAGTCTATCCTTAGGGCTTCATTATGTAAAGTAAAACTACCCTCGTTTACAAGTAGTGAATCAGCATCTATATTACCAGGACTTGATTGTGTTATATAATTACCAGCTATATCATAGAAGTTAATAGAAGCTGTATCTATCTTTGTAGCATGAGAACTTCTCTGTATTAATACTACTATCCTAGGATCTTCATTCCCAACCGTATCAGTAACTTCATACTTTATAATACGTTGTGCAAAATAGGAAGTATCAACAAATAGTGGATCCTTAATAAACCCTTCTCTAGTAGTAAGTCTACCCAACTTCTCCATCATCTCAAAGTTAGTTATCTCAACCATCTGATTCTGAGGGTACTTCTCTATAGCTTTAGATTCAGACATACCTCCAGAGAAATCAGATATCTTAAGTACTTGTTGTGCTTCAGCGTTACATACAAATCCAAAGAACAATACCCAAAAGGTTATAGCTATTGGTACTGCGTATATTAGACCTGTTTCAATCTTCTCCCAAGGTTTCATTAGAACCTCACTGGTTTTAGTCTAACTCTCGTAGATCCTGCTAGTTCTCTTCCTCGTTCTATTCCATCTTGTACATAAGTTTCATATAAGGCTTGATATACAACAGCATCGTTCTTACGATTAGACGCAAGTAGTAGGTTGAATAGTACTCTGTATATAAGAGCCATCTTCAGATCATCTGGTATATCAATTGTGCTGTCATAAGCTGTTAGATTGCTGGGTTTCTTTATATACCATACTTCCAATTCTACACCACTATCATCATCAGGATATATCCATAATTGATCAGCCCATACAGAATAGACTGATTCTGAGATACTATCCTCACCATCTATCATAGCTTGTATCTCATTATACGATACTGGGTGTATGGTATTTCCGTCCAGTGCAACTCTCTCTGCAGCGAGAAAGTCATCTGGTAAATCATATTCATTCTGATCTTCTACAGTAGTTTGGCTGTTGGGTTGCTCATCAGTATCTGTCTGCTTGACTATATCCGTATCCCTTGCAAACTTCTGTTGTGCTTCATTAATAAGCTCTAGTAAGAACGTAGGTGTCCTTAACTCCTCAGCTAACCCTAAAGGTATAGATAGTGAGGATATGAGCTGTATCAAGTTATTTGCTGTCGTCGCCACCTAAGTTACCTCCCATACCATTTATCTTGTCTACAAGTCTCTTATAGACTAGTTGCTGGTTATCTGGTTTCTTTAGTATTCCCCATCTCTGCATCTCAGTATAGTCTACTATAAGGTCATGCATATATTCAGGGAACTCTGATTCAACACTAAGTATATGTCCAGTAGCTATCTCATTTGTAGATGTATAGTCACCAAATGTACTTAATGTCATTACTGTTGTATTTGCATGAGAAGCATCATAATGACTATCTAGTACCCTGTAACGTGATTTTGTAGTATAGTCATATACTATCATACCATTATAGTATCCAGGCCATCTACGTTTAAAGGTATTTATATCTATATCATACCTACCACTAGATGTTTCATTCACTGTAGCTCCTACAGTCATAGTGTATTCCATGTCCCTAGGAGCACCTAGATACATTACATCTATAGTCTCACTAGTCTCTGGGTTAGGATAGAAGTATAAACCTCTGCCTAACGAACCCCAGAACATAGCTACCAATGGTTGAGTAGTATCACCTGCAAATAAGGTATTACGCCTGTCAAAGAGAGTCTTAGCGTCTACTATTCGATAATCACGTTCTCCTGCAGCATCAAAACCTATACCTGTCTTCTTGCCTATAACTGAGATAAGGTCAACTATCTCCCTTGTAGGACCTTCATCTACTACTCTATCTACTGTTCTAGAAGCAGGTTTATCTACATCTGAACGTAGCATCTCCAGGTCAAAGTAGTTATTAGCAGAAGACCAATCAGCATCAGTAGCCTTTATAATACGTGCTGTAGTATATAAGGCACTGAGTTGATTCCTTGGTATCAGCTTTAACAATGCATTCTGAGAATCGTTCATCTCAGTTACATATTGTGTATTGCTAAGACTGCGGTTAGTTTTATCCCCCAACCGCAGCTTTAACAATGTTACCATTTCTTGTACATTCATTATATTGCTTTACCTACAACCATTATGAACATAGTATCTCCAGAACCATTAGTAACGGTCAATAGATCGTTAGGTGTGGTTTCTGTCGTAATTGCATAAAAAGGAGATGTAGTAGTCGGATCAGTTGTTGCAGTGATCTGAGCACCTATGATATACGTTATTTCCTTACACTGATCTGCAGTGGTTCCACTACCATTACTGTTAGTAGCACCATAGATTAACTGATCAGTGCTTTCAGGGGTGACATTGAAGTATTCAACAATCAAGTCATCATTAGTACTTGGTTCAAGTTGATTCGCTCCAACACTCCCACCTTCAAATACAGCAGTATCTGCCAATTAATTCACCCCCTTATTCTCTATCTTTGTTTTTGAGTTTAACAGTACCTCTGAGTCCAGTAACTTTTCTTGTAGCCGCAGCTTGTCCAATAGTCACTGTATCAAATGTACCTGCTGTTACAGTCATCCTAGATCTAAGATGTATAAACCCCATAGAATCAACATAAGCCTTTGATGTAGGCAATGTCAACTTGACCACTCCACCAGCAGTGTCTGATAGGGTTGTCCACTTTGATAATGTATCTGCTGTCATATCACCATATATATTATCTTTAGATGTAAACAACTGTACTTCGTGATTTGCACTACTGTCACCTTCAGTCCATAAAAGAATCTCTACTACCTGACTTTTGTATTGTATCGGTCCTGCTAAAAACATTACCGAATCAAAAGGATTATCCGAAGCACCAGAAATCGAATCAGATGTACCATTGAAATAAGAAAAATCCAAGTTTACATAAAATTGATCCGCTATATAGTCCTCAGCTCCTGGAAAATGGTCTGTCAGTGATTTATCCTGCCCCATAGCAAGTGCAGGCATTACTATACTAAGGAGAGTAATTATAAGTTTCTTCATATTATATCTCCCTCCTTAGGTAGTGTTAGTCATTCCAGTTACGTATGAATGAGATTCCCAGAAATTATGACCAAGTCCAATTTCAGCGATAAGTCCATTCTGTACAGTATCTTCACCAGGAAGCTGAATAGCAGTTTCAACCTTTACATCTCTTCCAGGCAGGAATTTGTATGAGAAATAGGGCATATCGAGAATCAGGCAGTCATGATTATATGCTGACTGTAATGAGAATTCTCTATGCTGTATTAATTGTAAACGTCCGTGTAAGAAATCCAAAGTCAGAACTTTCATTCCAAACAAGTCCTGCATGGGTTCCATCCGTACATACTTCCACAACATGTTCTGAACTTCAGTCATGAAACCAGCACCACAGATTCCAACCTTGTCCATGTTACCTTTACGATAAATGGCCTCAAACCCTTTTGTAAGAATCTTCGGTCCCCAATTATCTTCATCAGAAACATCTCCAACTTTCCATGTACGGGCAGTTTCATTACCAGTAACAAGGTCATTGGCGGCTGACCATGCAGTATGTGCAGGTAGTCCAAGGGTACTATCTTCAGTCTGAGCTTCAGTCAAGAATGAAAGTACTCCACGAGTATAACGTTTAGGCTTAGTACCAACCATTACAGTACGGTTCTGACCAAACAAGAAAGCTCTTTCAATCTCACGCATGAATTTCTTACGTGCTTTACGAGCCAGTCTCGGTTCATCTTTACCGCCTACAAGAGTCATAGCATTAAGCGTGTTCGTTACTTCCCAAGTTTCCCTGAAAATCTGTACTTGGTTTGATTCATACTGCAACTTATCAGAAAGACCTTCAGGAGCTGCACTACCCTCTTTGAATGCATTACCGATAAGTATGAAGCTAAGTCCAGATCCAGTTGAATCAGTAACACCTGAGGTGTTAGATCCACCAGCACCATTTGCTCTTGAAACTGTCACAGAAGTTCCAGTAACAGATTGAACTATACAGTTTTCTCCCATTATGTCCGAAGACGCAGAGTTACTGTTGTTAGTCTGATTCTGAGGAAAATGAATTATATCTCCAGCTTGAATATACGTACTTGCAGATGCAATCGTGAAAGCAGTATCTGTCAAACTAGTGTTAGTTGTAAGACTTCCACCCATTGTAGGCCAACCGTCTTCAAGAGCCTTAAATACAGGATCTGCTGTCGTTTGTTTTTGTGCCCTGGTTGAAAGTATTGTTAAAAGAGGAGCATCTATATACTCCTTCCAAATTATTTGATCCGATAGATCATACCTCCGTCTGATGTCTAGAGGGATAGCATTGGCTACCGTAGCGGTAGACTGAGATCCCCGTGCACCAGAAGGATAAGTAGGTGTTGCCACTTATACCACCTCCGTGTTAATTAAAATATATCTCCGAACTGGCCTTGTAGAGCCTTCTCTTCCTCAGTCAGTGGGCTAGATTCGTCCTCAGAAATACCGCTTATGTTTGCAGCAGAAGGAGCTCTTTGTTGATTCCTTGCAGCTGCCTGCAGTGCACCGTTTACAGGTGGTTTGTTGGTAACAGGTTCATTCTTTATCTGTTTACCATCTTGCCATATCTTATACAGATCTACCAATTGCATATTAGGATTCTGCATATCATTCACAAAGTCCACGATATGTTCCTCAGCATCAGGGAAAGTCTTTAACAACTTATCCTTCTGTTCCTGTAATACTCGTGCATTTTCATAAGCCATAAGTTTCTCATCTGCAATCTTATTAGCCCTATCATCTAACGCTTGAACAAAGTTCTTATACTCCTTTGACTGCGTATTAAGCATGCGATAAGGATCATTCTCAAACGCTTGCATTGCCTCTGATAAGTCAACCTCTTGATTAATTGGTTGCTCAGGTTGAGCAGGCTGTTGCATACTATTGATCTGATTTTGCATCTCAGAGAACCTTTTGTCAGTATGTCCTTGAAGTTCAATATACCCCCTGGCTAACTTACTAGGATCGTTATTATATCTTGCCAGTGTTCGTTCTTCATCTGTTAATTGTTTTTGTTCCCCTGCTTGTGCTTCCGCTTCTGGTTGTACTGCCTGTTCCTGACTATTAGCTTCGGGTACTGGGGTTTCCTCAGTTCCAAAGTAATTGTCCAATTCTTCATCTGAATACGCCATTATTTGCCTCCCTTTTTAGGTCTAGATGAGGTACTATTGCTAGTCTCCTTAGGTGCCTGTGAAGCTTTGAGTACCTGTAACTCTGATATTACCTTCTGAATTTCAACACTAGACTTAGCTTGAACCTGAGCTAGTATCTTTTGTAACTTAGCCTCATAACGTTCCTCAAGTATGCTCATATTAGCTTCTACTGTCTGATTCTGAAGGTTAAGATTTATGCCCTGCAACTCTTCCAGTTTCTCCGTAAGTGCTTCTACCTGTCCGACTAACTGGTTTTGTGTGTCGAGCCGTTCCTTAATCTTATCCCGATCTTTTATATCGAGAAGTCCCCTCACGGATTCTGGATCGACAACAGTTCTATCCAGTAAATCCATGTATAGTTGTAGCCTAGCCATTGTGTTGGTAGGCATGTAGCTTTGTGGAATAACAGCAATATCGTATTTCCCCACAGTAACATCATTCAAATATTGTGTTATTTCACTTGCATCTTCTTCAGCTTCCTGGTTAATCATCAGTTGCCCATTCTGATCCAGTAGCTGATTATCCTGTAATCTCTGCTTATTCTCTTGGTTACCATCCATATCAACTGCTAACCTGATCACTCTCTGAGTTGTCATATAGGCCTGTATAAAATCCACAGTAACTTTACCTACAGTAGTCAGAGCATTGTCAACTGACCGTATTAACAGTTTGATTTTCTCTGCACCAAACTCCTTAAGGGCTAGTGTGGCCCTATAAGTCTCTGGAGCATCCACTGGATCACCTTGAGAAATTCCGAATATACCCACCTCGTATTCCATCTCATGTTTCAACATCTCTGAGAAATCCAGAAATGTAGGCGATATCGGCATTCCACCCGATACCAATACTGAGTCTGTTAAGGGTCTATCCATAGGAGCATCAACAAAGTTGACACTACCAGGGTTAGCCCAGTTATTTACCCAGTTCTTCAAGTCCTTATCTGACATTGCTCCCTTTCGTGCTATGACCTTAGCATTTGATACAATAGCAGCATTAAGCAACGATATAGATGTTGACTTGTTTATTACTTGTTGGATACCTTTTAAGAAGGTAACCTCCCCACTAGGATACGGATTCTCAGTATCTTCGTCCACTAGAGGTATCAGTGGGTATATACTAGTAGGAAGAACCTCAGTATCCACAATAACATCACTTATAGATGTTATCTTTGTTATACGCATCTTACTTAGTTTATATATGTTTGCTTTGTTTTCTGCAGCCATCTCCTCAGCTTTACTCTCCTCGTATACTTCTACCTCTCTACCGCTTCCATCATCAAGTACCCATACAGGTACTCTTGTACGCATGTAACGTTCTATAAGACGTACATACTCATCAGTCTCATCTATTCTCTCTGTAGTCTCAGGATCTACTCCTAAGGGTCTAGAAGAAGCTCCATCAGTCTTATTATGGTGAAGTAAGTTTCTCTCATGATCCTTACCAGTATCAGCACCATATACCTTCTTTATAGCTGCCTTCTTATCGTTCCATAAGGATATAGCCAATGTACCACGTATCACCTTAGAAACAATCATGTTAGAGGCATCCTGGAATTCCCAGTCAGTTGCCACAGGATCCACATAGACCTGTTCTAACGGTATATACTTAACACTTATACCTCCAAGGCCATCATCCATATCTGGATCAAATCCTACCCATAGCCATCCAAGTCCCTTGATGATCATAGACTTACATGCTCTCTCATACTGTTTGGGGAAATTGTTCTCCCTTAGTATAAAATTGATTACTTCCTTGAATAACCATGATTTCTTGTTATCGTGCTGAGTAACACCAGTAACATTGAAAGCTGGGCTATTAGCAGTAAGTTGTGATACTATATGTCTAACTAGGGGTCTAACCCTATTGATAACAATTTCAGACTGTCCTCTGTCCTTAAGTTCATCTATTTCATCAGCTTCCCACTGTTTACCAAAATAGAAGTTCTCTTCCTTAGCCTTCTCAGTCAACCAGTCTACTCGTTCACCAATCCTGGAATACTTCTTATATAACTCTAAATTTTCTGTTCCTAGTTTTGTAGGCATATTCCTCCTTATGAAGCCATAAAGCTTATGTCAAGATTAGGAAACTTACTATTTCGTTCATTATTACTTCTTGAGGTAAACTGACCCTCAGGTGCAGGTTTAAGATACCTATCCATCATCTCTAATGAATCAGGTCCATCATCATGTGTACCAGGATATGTAAGTAACTCTTTTTCCAGGTTCATATGATTCCTCCTCTGGTGCATCAATCCTGCCTTAAATAGTCCCTGTAACCTCATTATTCTTAGTTCTTTCTTCTTCATGTTTACTATAGGACATACCTGACAGTCTTCTACCTCAGGATGCTTTCTCTTAGTATTCTCCAGCTTCTTCATAAGCTCTTGTGATATAATAACTTGAAACTGGTTAGACTCAATAGCTATAGTCTTAGGTCTATAATATAATACAAACTCTATAATCTTCTCTACTATCACACTCGGCTGCTTAGTCCTCAGGAAATGCGATTCACATATGTATGTGCCTCCATCCTGTGTCCTAGCTCCTACAGTGATAACAGTAGCATCTCTTATATCTGTCTCTGATATAGCTAGATCCACTCCTATGCCAAATACTGCTGGTAGTACCTCTTCCTTCTGATCAGTGTATGTAGGCCTGATATTATACTTATTCTCATATCTACCCCTATCCAACACCTTTATCCATGACCTGTCATTACTATGTAATATGATACCATCCCAGTATCTCATGTCCATCTTATCAAACCTTATCTCTACATCAGGTAATGGGTTATTCAGGTACTCTCTCTCGAATGTTACATAGTCACCTCTGGATTCACAATCATGTCTCAACTCTTCTAACTTCTTTAATGGGAATCTTGTAGGCCATAACGCAGTACCGTCATCCTTAATAGCTGCATTCTTGATAGATACCCATGTAGATCTATCTTCCTGGGAAGCTTGGTATAGCTTCTCTGTCATACAATCTCCAATAATATAATTACCAGTAACAAGAATACGACCCCTAATAGGATCCAAAGCAGGTAAAACTTCAGCGTTAAGCCAACGGACGTTCTTTGCTCTCTGTTCAGGGGTACTCGCATTAACACCAGACTCTGGATCATCAATGACGATATAGTCTGGGCGATACTGTTTATGCTTAAGGCCACGGATACGCTGACCAGTCCCACGAGCCAACATACGAACACCATTAGAAAGGACAATGTCACCGCCAGCCCACTTAGAGTCTCCTTCACCACTGTACTTCTTATTCGGTTTAAAGTGCCCAAAGTAGCCCTTAAGACGTTCATTAGTCTCACACTCATCCTTAATAGTATTAAGCCAGATTGATGCAAGAGCAAAACTCTCACTCCCTATAACTATGAACTTGTAATAACCGTATATAACACCGTGTAATGGTATAATAAGTGAACCACGGGTAGTCTTAGCGAAGCCCCTAGGTTCAATCCATACCATACGCTTATGACCCTTTAAATACTGATCATACGCTTCCAGGTGGAATTTTGGGATACCATACTTAAGATTAACATGATGTGGTAAAAAGAACCATGAAAACAGTGCTAAGTCCTTCCTACACAATGATATGATCTGCTGCGGAGTTAGTTGCCCAACGTCATCACTATCCACCCCACAAGGGAACTCATACCCTATTTATCCTCACCACCCGTAAATATATTGATATTTCCTTCTTGATCTTCTAATTCCATCTCAAAGACAACAAACTGACCATTGTCAGTAAAATCAAACTTTAATGCAGTACAATCAGGATCTTTACCTCTATAGAACGTAACGTTCTTTATGACCCTTCCTACAACTTTAGCTGCTACTTTTGGATCTATATCCAGTATATCCTTAACGGGATGTCTCTGTATTTCCGTCACCTACTCCCAGTAGTGCTCTATGAAAGTCTTGAAAAGCTCCATCATCCTGCATTTCCTGTAATCTTCGTGCACCTTCTCTAAGTCTAGAATCTTCTTCCATATCATCAATAGCTACCTGAGTAGGTCTAACTGGTTGTATTGCCTGTCCTCGCATAGACTCATTTATATTCCCAAGATATCCCCCCGCACCAGATAGATGACTAGGTAGAGGAGGATACATAGGCCTATACTCTAATGGTCTTGGATCTACTCCTTCATCCTCAACACCATGCATCTTCTTATCAGCTTTCTTAAGACTATGTATGAAGTTATCGTCTGTCTCATTGAACTCCTTCACCATCAATCCCTTACCACACTTCTTACATCCTATTGGAAGTAAGGTGTCACCAAAGCTGAAAGTATCACCAGTACATTTACACTTTATCTTCATCCTTTTGTTCTCCTTCTACGTCTTCAAAGGTTGCAGGTTCTATCTGATTCAATTCCATCATAGGTATGCCTAATACACCCCTATTTGGCTCAGATATGTTATGTAGCTCCATTAACTTAATAAGGGCCTCATAACCATGCTTAGACTTACTATCTATATATTTCTTTAATGCACCAAATACATAGTCCTTATCCAACCCAGCGTTATCCAACTCATCTTTAATAGCCATAGTAAAGTACTCCTGAAAATCCTTAAACTGAAACAGTCTCTCCATCGACCTCTTCATACTGGGAACCTTCACAGACCCGTATACAAGCCTATATGCTGAATTCCAGTCCCTTGTCTTAGTATACGCCTTTATCAGTAACTTATGTCTCCTAGAGAGGAGTTTCCTCGTATTTGTATTACCAGAGGTGATGGCAGATGGATACTGGTTGCCCACTATTGTTAGTATCATCTTATTCCTGATAGGAACAGTACGATGAGCGAACTTCAGTAGATCGTTCCCCCGTTTTGTATTATATTTCTTGAGTACCTGGACTATCCATCCGTCATCAGTTGCCACCCAATCACCAGTTTCCCCCAACCTCCAGTTTTCTTTATACTTGATGTCCTGTTTAACGGCATCCTCTGGTCTAAACTTCTCCAATTCATATTTCACACCTATAATATACTACAAAATATGGGATTTGTCAAGTACTTTCTACTTTTTCCTTGACTTTTTCCTAAATAATACGTATATTATA